TGACCTCGATGCGCCCCTCATCGAACCATTGGGCGCCTTCGATCTTCCCGTCGCGCGCCGGCGGCACCAGGCCGTACTGGTCGCAGCCGGTGAGGTACTGGCAACGACCGGTAATGATTCCCTCGAAGCCGGTGATCTTGTCCCGGCCTTTCCTTCCAAGCTCGATCATGGTTTCTGCCTCAGAAGAAAGTCGGCTGAGCGACTGCGCGCGTCAGCGCCATCAGACCGGTCTGGAGGTCCTTCTTTGCGATCGCGGCCCAGCGGCGCGGGCCGGCCGCATCAAGGCGCTCGACCTCTTCATCGGTCTCCATGCTGTTGGCTTTCTCAACCTGAATGCCGATGTGCTCCTCGACCTTGCCGATCAGTTGGGCGAGCTGCGGGCCGAAGGCCTTGATCTCGTTCATCAGGTCGATCTCGTTCTGGCTGAGTTCGCGGTAGCCGCTGATTTTCCGGTGCTGGTTGTCCACGGTGATTCCTCTGCTGGTGATTTCCCGGATGCCCCTGTCTCCAAGGGCATCGAGGAAATCGGTATTGCTCCCGCGTGCGCCTACTGGGCTTCTACAACCCGCGGGTGATGCTGTCCTCACCACTGCCGATAGCAGCTCGGACTCGATGTGTTTGGCCTTGGGCTTCCCTCGCTGCGCCTTCAATCGGCTTACGGAGCAGGTCATTGGGGGCTAGGGGTGATCTCGCGGTTCGCTGCAGCCCGGCGGCCTGATGATGTGGGCAGCTGCTCGCGAGGTGCCGATCCGAACATCGGCTGGGCTTAGTGCTTCATGGGCTGGTTCCTCCTCTGTGTTTGTTCCGCTCCATGCTCGTCGCCGGGTTTCCCCACCTCTGCCCGCTGCCGCTACTGGCGTCACATCGGGTGGCTCGCATGGTTTGGCGTCCTCGCGATATGGCGAGTCCGGCAGCTATCCAGAGGCTGCGTGGGCGACGGTTTAGCTTCTCGCCACCGGCCGGAGCCGGTACGTCGCTGGGTTCGTCTGGTTGTTAAAGAGCGGTGCCCGGGTGGGCTGCCGGTGAACTGGCGTGGAACGAACAATACGAATGCGTATTGGGCGTGTCAATACGCAAACGCATTATTTCGTATCAAAGGGAGGTCTTGCGGAAGGAAAGGACTGAAATTACTGTATGCACATACAGTATCTCTCAAGGAGGGAGCCGACATGGCCAAGCAGAAAAAAGGGGCAGCTGATCGGGATCGCGCAGGAATGACCGGCGTAGACCGGCTGCGCCTGAGGGTGTCAGCGATGATCAACAGTCCGAAGGCCCAGGCGGACCGTCGAACGACGATCTGGAAGCTGGACAGCGACGCGGACGTGGCGTGGCGCCAGGTGCTGGAGGAGTTAGCTGAGACGGACGGCCTTACGATGACCGCGAACGAGGATGGGACGGTGCTGCTGGAGTGGGAGGCTACCGACGAGAGTGATCCGGCATGGGAGGAGATGGCGGAGCCGGCCGACTTCGTCGTCCAGCATCTGCACGAGGAGCCGGCGCCGTTCTAGGAGGGAAGGGCAGAAATGAAAAGCCCCGCAGTGCGGGGCTTTTTCGTTTCAATGGATGGCTTCTGGAATACCTTGTCGAATCTCGTCCAACAGATTCTGCTCGGGCAGTTCGTTGCTGACGACTCGAACCGACTCGATCTCGATGAGTTGATCCACAATGTCGCTATACGCCGAGAGCAGCTTTTGCTTCTTGCTCGCCGGTGGCGCAGCAATGAACAGGGTGTCTCGAGCCAGCTTATTGGCTCTGTGGAGTCTGCGTACCTTTGCGAGCCAAGCATCGCCGTGCTCGAGTATCTTCGCTGGCTCATCGTGCCCCAGGTGAATGGGTTTGATGGCCTGAGCAGCGCCATCAGTGTCCAGAATCACATAGGGGAATTTCACCGGGTAGTCGGTAGTTCCTAATTTCTGTTCCTTGTAGCGCTGCTTGAGGTTGGCGGCTGCAAGCAGATGCCCAAGCTGACGCTCCAACACTTTCTCCTCATACTCCTTGCTCGCGAAGCTGAGGTTGATGTAGTGGTCGAAGATTGATTGGAGCGCCTCATCAACCCTCTCCACAGCGATGGTTCCAGGCGCGCTGAAGCGCATCATGGTCTCGCGTGGATGGATCAGGCTCTTGAATGCTGCAAGCTGAGTGGATTGCTGGTCCCGGTACTTGCTGAAGAAGCTCGACAGGCGCGCGAGCTCCTGCTCAACCTCGGTGCGCGCGCGGATGTATATTTTGGCGTCGAGCTTGTAGAAGAAATTGGTTACACGCTGGCGCTTGGTTTCGACTTTGTAGTGAAACTCGCCATTGCTGGCCAGCAGAACCACTCCGATATTCACGAACTCCCCCGTCTCGGGGTAGGGGAGGAATCGCAGGATCGAATAGTTGCAGAAGTAGTTCATAGCTGCCCCCAGAAGCGCTCGTCCCTGAACTGATGCAGCGTTTCAAGCCTTTGAAGCAGGGTGGGAATGGTTTCGTCGATCTCGTCCGAATCTCGGTAGATCCACTCTACCGGCAAAAGGGCTACGATCCTATCCCAATGCCCAAGGGCTGCGTCAAGTTCCTGTGCATATTCCTGACGAGTGACCAGGTCCTGGAAGTGCCCGAGCTGGTCGCGGAACACGTGGTCGTCGCAGAACTCTTCAGCGGTCAGATTGGCATCGAACGCCACGTTGTGATCGATCACCACTAGGCTGCCCTGTGAGTCCAGCAGGAGATTAACGTTCCCTCCGTTTTCCCCAAGGCATCGGTCACCGTTCTGAATCCACCAGTCGAATAGCAAGACTTTGCGCTGCAGTTCCAGCGGGACGCTTCGCAGGCTGGCCCACATCAGTTCGTTGACATTCTCGACTTGCCTTGAGGCGAAAGCAGGGCCGCCGGATAGGTCCTGAATGTTTTCCATGGGACTGAAGTCAATAAGGCCCTGCGGGATGTCCATGATTCGCCATTCTGGAATCGGCAACCCTAGGAGCGTACCAAGCTCAGCAGCGATTACCTCGGACATCAGAGAAGGCCCACCTGCGCGACTGAGCCCCTTCACAAAATAGCGATTTCCATCGTCGGCACGCACCAAGAACGGCCTGACGGAGATGCCCTGCTCACTCTGGCGGATGACCTCTATGGCAGTAACCCGATCAGGCATTCCATCTCCTTCGTAGCTCCAATCTCGGCCTCTGTCGCTGCTATAGCTTCTTGAAATTCCAGGCCCCAAGCACCCGGGCATGGAAGTGCATGTCGTCCATGCGGGCCTTCTGCGGCTCGAACACTTTGTTGTCGGACACCAGTTGGAAGTGCTCGGCATCCAGTAGCTGCACCCGCTTCACGAAAAGGTGGCCCAGCCAGGTGAAGACGTAGACGGCTTCCTCTACGAACTCGGTGATGCCGATATCGACGATCACCGGCGATTTATCCTCAATCGAGCCGGTCATGCTCTGGCCCCAGCCCGTGATGATCTTGAGGTTCGTGGGGGAGGTGTATTTGATCCCGAGGTCGTCCAGTTGGACCTTGTCCACCACCAGGTTGCGGACGAACTCCCGGTACTCAGCCGGGAGCTGGCCACCGCCCATGGCGGCGCGCACGTCGTACTGTGCGATGACGATTGTGTCGCCCTTCACCACGGTGGATCGGGAAAAGTCGCCGACGATGACATTGCTGGCCGGCGTCGGCGCTGGCGTCTCTGCTTCAACTGCATCGACGATCTTGCGCCGGGCGTCTTCGCTCAGGCCTTTTCCATGCTTCTCCAGCATTTGGCGCACGATGTCGGCTGATGATTTGCTCGCTTGAGCGGTCGGCGGTTCAGGTTCCGGGTTTCCATCTGGCGCCTTTCCCACCCCGTTCCACAGCCATTCGGTGGAGCTACCGAAGGCGCGAGCAATAGCCTGGACGTTGTCTTGGCGTGGATTCTTGGATTCACCCTTGATGATTCGATGAATGGTCGGCTGCGGAATGCCCGACCGCCTGGCCAGCTCCCCCTCGCTCCATCCCCTGCGGCTCATCTCGGATTCAATCCGCTCGCCAATCTTCATGTGCCCGCCAATAGAAAAACGTATCGGCGGAGTGTATTGCTCGGAGTAATACGTGTGCGTATTATCATTCATACGAATGCGCATTGGAGTCCGTGATGACCGTGCAGAAAATGATTGCCGCTCTGCTCGCAACGGGCCTCTCTCAGAAGGCCCTTGCAGAACTGGCGGGAACCACCCAGCCAACAATTCACCGTGCCGCTAAGGGGGCGGGCGTTCGCTACGAGACCGGCAAGGAGATTGAGCGGATTTACCACGAACGCTCCTCCTTGCAGCGCAGCGAAGACCAAGCCCCAAAAGCACAGGCCATGGAGGGCAGCCAGTGACTGCCGCTGCCGCCCAGAACCCCGCCCATGAAGACCGCCTTCGCGCCCTCGAGGAGGGCCTGCTCGAAATTGCAGAGGCGATCCACCAACTGCGCGAGGACATGAGTTCCCCGCCGCCCGAAGAGATCGAGGAGTAGAGCCCATGAGATACCCAGATCCGCCGCCGCGTCCCGAACTCGCCGCCCTCCAGCACAAGGAAGCCCTGGCGCTCAAAGCCATTGCCGACCTGAACGGGGCGCGGGAAAGGGCCGGCCTTCCGCGTGTTCACCTGGACGTGGTCGTCCAGGCCGCGGCCGCGAGCACTGACCGTCCGCCGGTTTGCGCGGGTATCGATGTGCAGGCCGCTGGCTGCGTTGCCCGGCTCCGCATGGAGGTGCCGAGCGTCCGCGAGGTGGTTCGTCTTCTCGGGGTGTTCAGCCGGGCGATCTGCCTGACCGAGGAAATCGCTCGCGGCGGCCAAGGCGGAATCGTCCGCATTCAGGAGATGGCGCCGGTGGTGGACGCCATCAGGGCCTACCTGGCTTCCATTCCGGCAGCCACCTCTGTGGAGCGCTAGAGCATGGAGCAAGCGATGAACCCCGCTGACAAAGACCGCCTGGCCACGCTGGCCGAGGCTGATCGCATGTGCAAAGAGGCCCAGGAGCTCTGGGCGGAAGCTGAGCGTCTCCGCTCCCAGTTCCGCCTTCAACTGGTGATCACTCAGGCCGCTGGTGAGGATGATCGGTTCTCG